CAGAGTGCCTATAACTTCCTCACCATGCATTAATTTAAGAGTGATAAGATCTCCATCTTTGTATTTTTCAAACATATCACTATTATAAACTATCCTATCAGTTTGTCAACGTATTTTTTCAATTCCTTGTCTTGCACGTCGGGTGGTATGTTGTTGAAGAAGAATATCTGGTAACTGTCTGATCCGTACTTGCCTATACCGTGCAGGTCACTGGCCTCCTTGCCGTCCCATTCAAGATACTGGTCAGTCATCTTCCTTATTCTTTTTGATCTCACTTCCCACATGCCCAAAGGTTTCAGCATACGTTGTTGTGTCGCGAGTCTGCCTCTCAGGTATGCTTCGGGGGTAGGATATCTTGCAAAAAGTTTTGGTAATATTATCTTGACGTGTTTCCTGTACGTGAGATTTAGGCACATAACGGCCACCATGTGTTTCCACTTCCTGTGTGGTCCACGTATCTGCTGTTGCACCATCAGGTCATCAACCATTGTCTTGATCATACTACAATTATATGTGTAATTTTTATTTTGTCAACTGCTTGTTGATCCACTTGGCAAGGCCTTCGTAGGTGTCTTGGAAAACATTCTTGTTGGCCTTCCATTCCTCAGGCATCTTCCAGCCCTCTTGATTTACCACTATCCATCTGCATTCTGAATGTTCGAACAGCTTGTTGAACTGGTGTATCCAATAACTGGGATCAACCGGTCTCTTGATGTATGTGTATCCTGTACTGCCCTTGTAGATGTTGTTGACGCCATCAGGTCCTTTGTGATCTCCTATGCCCCAAAGGTCCATGCCCACTAGGAAAATTGCCTTGGGTTTGAAACTCATGCCAACAAGTGCGGCGAACTGTCCTGTACCCCAGTGGAATGGCTCGTCCTGTCTCTTGTCACCCTCGTATGGTAAATCAGGAACACACTTGACATTGGGCCAAAATGCAAACTGCTTGTACCATTTGTCTCTGGTGTATATCGTTGTGTTTTTACCAACTGTGTTAGCGGCCTCCTGGCACATGTGACGATCACATGCAACAACATATTCTAGGTTGTGATCTCGGAACAGTGCGTTGCAACCCACCATCGTGGTGACACTTTTCAGGGGAGTTATATCAAATCCCCTCCTGCTCTCACCATTGCCTATAACACTCACAAACTTGGTCATAATGTCCTTTAAACACCCCTATAGACTGCATTAGAGCTATGTACACACATGGTAAAAGCACTCCTGGAGTAGTTGTGTATCCTATTTATTGCCCATGATCAGATGCCACACTGTCTTGTAGTGTTTCCATGCTTTACCAAGTGCAGGATATTCCCTCCTCATCTTGACGGCATGTTCGTCCACCATCTCATCCTCGTCCCTCAGTGTATCCATGTCCTTTGCGTACTGTGTCTGTGATACTATTCTTCCACGGCTACCATCTTTCTTCTGTACGTACACGGTCTCGCCACCATCCGGTGATACGAATATTTCTTCTCTACTTTTCTTCAATTTTTTCTTTGTTTTCATTTTAATAATAATGGTTATGATCTGCACTTGGATGGGTGTATCTCATTCCACCATGATGTTTGGCATCTCCCTCATGCCTGGGTATGAGATGTATGTGCGGCCACAAGATTGTCTGTCCTGCACACAAACCTATGTTCATGCCAACATTGAATCCCATCATTTTTCCTTCCTTTACTTTTCTATTTCCGTACTCGTAGGCTAGTCCGTATGACTGTCCAACATATTCTGGCGTATCCTTCTTTGGTATGAAAAGTGTGTGTCCAGCAGTGCAAGGATATTTGTCGCGGAATACTCCTGTGTATTCTGTTTCCATGAATGGTGTGTCGTTACCCATCCATGTGCTTTCCTCATAGTGATCTATAGGTTCATAGGCTTTCTTGTAGATAGGTTTTTCTAATTGCATTTGTTTTTATTATTCCTATCTTAATATTACTAGAATTTGGTCTGTGTAGCAACCTGATTTTTTCCCAACGTTTGGTTTTTGTCACACCTTTGTTGTGTTCAAATACATCCAATAGATTGACCAGTGCCTTTCGCACTTTCTCGGCTCCGCCATGCTTCTTGCAGGTGTCCGATCTGCCAACTTCTACCACGGTGTCATTTATCTTGATCTTGTACACACATGATAATCGTATCCATTTGGTTGTAGGATTCTTGCTGTGTTTGATCTTGTATTTGTCTATAGTGTAGAGATCCTTTATGGAATACCATTTCATATGACTGCCACTATCATGTACACGCCAATTATCCAACCAACGAACCCACACCAGAAGTCATCCCAACTCCAGTGCCCTTTGCTCCATAGGTCCAACCCTTCTTTAATAATTGTTGCAATAAGTCCTAACCATATAAAGTGTAGCCAGAATATTGCTAACAATGTTAGGAACAGAGACCAAAAGAAATGCAGTTGTAGATCAAATCTGAAGTACCGCATGATGCGTGTGGCTATTTTTTTATAAAGAACTTTAATATCTAGCATTCCTGATGTCCAACTGTTGGAATATCTGTTGCACTTTCCTTGCTTGGAAATAGCAGTCATCCAGTGCGTTGTGTAGTCCTGTCCTCTTCTCGTTGGGATCACGTGGTACCAGACTGCCCAGTGTTCTTGAATCTCTGATCTGCCAGAAGTTCCATGGCACGGGCACTTGCATCTGTGCGTAAAAATTTTGTAGTATTGCGTAATCAAACAACGGACCCTGGCACCAGAACACGTCCACTCCCACACACCATTTGTTCAACTGCTTGATGAAATATTTCAGATCGATCCTGTCCTCGTCACCCAGTGCTTCTTCCCTGACGTCTTCCGCCTGTTTGCCCCACCATTCAACGGTCTCGTCCATGACGTCCCTGCCCATGGCAACTTGAGAGTCCACATCGATCCTGTGGTACAGGCCCTGTGAGGGTTCCACCCTAGTGTAAGGATCAAACTTCACACCGCCTATTGTGAGTATCGTTGCATCGGGTTTTGTGGAAAGTGTTTCCAGATCTATCATCGCATGAATCATAGCACTATTATACTACGAAACAGATAAATGTCAACTAGGCTTCTGGTAATGCGGGTTCTTCGGGATTGGTCAGTTGGGGTTTACCACCTTGATCTATGTATTCTTTAAAGATTGCCAACTCCTCCCCAGTCAAACAACGTATCTCACCTGATGAATCAGGATACATTTCTGACATGAAGCTCACGGAAGATCTTGATGATTCGTAACATTCGTCATAGCTAGAGAACTTCGTGTCATCAAATATTGCCTGACAGATGCTCGTGCTAAAACATATGATCATTACCATTGTGAAATTCATGCAAATATTTAATAGTTTGTCGGGAAAATATAAGTGCTACTACTTTTTTTTCTTTCTGACAGTTTCGACTTTGGTTCGCAGTCTGATCAGATCATTGTCCAACATACGTACCCTGTCGATCAGTTTGATCAGTGTTGCTGACGTGGAACTCAACTTGGGAGTTATCTCTGTCGTGATGAACTTCCAAAGGAAGTATATGAAGTACGCAAGGAAGAACACAGCGACAGTGGGAAATCCATAGTCCTGGATGACGCTGGTGACTGTCATGTATTTTGATGTTATGTCCATCAGTCTTTCCTCGCATCATTCTTGCCGTCTGCCCTGGCCACCCTGTCTGTGTCTATGGGTATGCCCAGTTGTTCGGAAACTTCTTGATCTATTTTCAAGATGTCATTGTTCATTGTCTTGACCCTGTTGTCCAGTTGTACGATCACGGTCTCGATAAACTTGATCGAACTGCAAATGCCATTCAGTATATATTTTATGATGAACAGTATGAACACACCCATGCCGACCGTGGCCGCTATTGGCATGCCAAGTTCCGCAACTAATTTAAAAAACTGTGTCATTATGTGTGTATTTAACGTTCCAGTGTGTACACGTTCACAGGTTCGGTTTTGCCCTTGACTGTGATGCTGTCAACGAATTTGAAGGGGAACTTGTCATCAATCACCTTCTTGGTGTTCTCCCCAACTATCAGTGTGTGTCCCAGTGTCTTACTTGCACTCTCCAAACGTGCCGCAAGGTTAACAGGATCTCCTATCACGGAGTAATCAAACCTCTGGTCCGATCCCATGTTACCAACCAGTGCTTGTCCTGAGTTGATTCCTATGCCCACTTTGATGTTTGGTAAATTTTCTGCAGTCAACTGTGTGTTCAGCATTGCCAATTCCGATTGCATCTGCGAAGCTGTCAGCACTGCCAACATCTGATGATTCTCTATCTTCAGTGGTGCGTTCCAGAATGCCATTATGCAGTCACCCATGAACTTGTCCACAGTACCGCCATTGGCAATTATCACATTGGTCATGCGTGTTAGGAATC